GCCTGGCTGATGACCTCGAAGGCGTGCTCGACGGGCCTGCGAAAAGCGCCGTTGACGACCTCCAGGCTGGTGATGTTCGAGGCCCAAAACAGCCCAACCTCTGGGCCTCCGTCGATCAAGTGATCTCCGCGGCCGTACTGGTCCAGCACTTCCAGCATCGAGGTGGGGCGTCCGTCAACGCGGACCGTGTCGGCCATGGCGCCTGCCATGCGCTGCATCACCCTGCCCCGAGTCCCAGAAGTCTACCGGCGAGACTCACCCAGCTCCGGTCGCGGATCCAGGCTCAGCTCCATGCCCTTCTCCACGATCGCCTTGAGCTCCTCGCTGCTGGGGTAGTGGCGCAGCAGCGTGCGGGCCGCAATCCTCAGCTCCATCGACAGGTTGCGGGACTCGGCTGGATCGGTCAGCCGCTGCAGGAAGGCTCTCGAGGCCACCACCATGGCCGCCGAGGCGCGTCGGCGCTTCTACGGATCCATCGACAAACGGCAGCCATCTCTTGCATACTATTGGAAGCAGCTTGCGACGCTTTGCTCGATCCGGACTTCGAGAGCGCCATCGGCGGATCCCTCCGCCCCTCCAAGCGCTTCACCCCTGAGGAGCTGGAGGCTCGTTACCTCCTGGCGATTGCCAATGGCAGCCCCTTCACGATCAAGGCTCCCGTAGGGGAGGATCCCCCGAAGCCTGCTCCCACCTTTGATGAACCTCACGGCGAGTGCCGCAAGAGCGCCGAATCGAGCAGCAAGCCCCGGCTCGAGCTGGTGCCCTTTGATGTCATCGAGGAGATCGCCCAGGTCCTCACCTTCGGGGCGGAAAAGTACGACGCCAACAACTGGTGCCGCGGTGCCCGCTGGGGCCGTTACTTCGCCGCCCTGCTGCGCCATCTCTTTGCCTGGTGGCGCGGCGAAGACCTCGATCCGGAGACCGGCCTGGGGCACTTGGCCCACGCCGGCTGCTGTCTGGTCTTTCTGATGTCCTACCAGCGCCACGGCTGGGGCACCGACGACCGCTTCCGCAAGCCTGACGGCCTGCCCTTCATCAAGCACGACGGAGCCACCAATGACGCCTGAAGAAGACCAGGTCGCCCGCGATCTCCGCGCGGGTCAGATCGACATCGCCGAAGAACTCCAGCGCCAGCAGATCATCGAGTTCCAGGGGGCACGTCTCAACTGGCGGCTGCAGCGCGCCTTCGAGGAGAGCTTCCCGGGGCGCGCCTTCCAGCAGCCACGCCCTGCTCGCCCCCGGCCGGTGGCCGCCAAGCCGCAGGGGTTCGCATGAGCGGCATCTGGTACCAGTGCCACGGCAGCGGTCAGCCGATCTGCCGCTTCTGCCAGCGAGCGAGCCCCGCCCCTCACGACGGTGCGCCCGTCGAGCGCCACAGCGCACCGTCTGGCGCCAGTCGGAACACCTGCCCGGAGTTCTACCTGTTCGACGCCGCCCTGCCGGGGCGCTACCGGTTCCGGCCGCCCTGGCTGTACCGGCTCACCTCCTGGTGGCCCTGATGCTCGCAGACGAAGCCCTCTGCACCGGCACCACCCACCCGACCTGCCAGGCCTGCGCCCGCCGCCACTGGCCTGTCTCGATCGATCGCGGCCACTGCTGGAATGAGTGGTGCAACAACATCGCTCCGCCGATCAACCTGAGCACGGGCAGGTGCCCGGAGTTCGCTACCCGGGGAACTCCCCGCTCGGCGGAGTAAAGCTGCTCGTGTAACGACAGGCAGCTGTAAAACGCGCTGAATCGATGTAGCCGGGCCACCTGTCACCTCCCTGGTATGCAGCTCCGACTCTGTTCAGGAACACGGCTGGGCTAAAGCCGCTGACCGTGGATTGTAGGACTCCATCCCAGAAGACACGGCTGGTCGTGCCCTCTCGTGACCAGGCAAAGTGGTACCAAGTTCCGATCACGGGAGCGCCGTTGCTCGGTGTTTGACCGCAAAGAACCACGCCGTCGTAGTACACAAACAGACCGGGATCCAGGCGCATTTGCCTGTTGCCATCAGTGCACCCGAGAAAGCCACACAGGCCACTCAGCGAACTTGGATTTAGGAACATCTCACACGTAAAGTCACCGGCAAACGTATCGCCTGCCCACCCCAGGCAAGAACTGGTGTTACCAAAATAACTTGAGTTGCCAAACTTCTTGTTAGCAATACTCGTAACTGGACTGCCAATCCTGGTGATCGTTTGACTAAGCGCGCTGCTGTCGGTAAATACCGTACCGTTGTCCGCCCCTTCCATCTTCAGCAAGAGTCTCACCTGGGACAGGTACTGATCGTTGAACTGCGGCCAGGTATTTTCGCGTCTTGCCGCGGCCTGTTCGTTCGGCAGCCACAGTCCCGTCGCTATGCCTGTTGACGTCGCCCTTCGGACCCCGATCAAGCCGCCATTGAAGCCCAGCATCAGCCGATGTCCTCGTAGCTGATGATCAACTCCAGGATGCTGGCGGTATCAGCCTTGACCCTGAGACTGTCGCCTTCTTCCAGGTAGATGTAGGCCTCTCGCGCCACCAGGATCTGGGTGGCTCCGGCTGGCACAGAAAGCAGCTTGGCCAGGTAGCGATCCGTGCCAGAGCGCCGCCAGACCAAGTCGACCTTTGCGAGCAAGATGCCATCGACATTGGCGCAATAGGCCGCGTTGACCTTGAACACCTTGCCGCTACTGGCGCCATTCGCCAGGACGTCCGCAAAGGAGGTCGTCACAGCAACGCCGACCGTCTTGCCGTTGACGACCGCTGGATCTCGCAGGTTGGGAGCTGCCATCGGTACCTAGCCTCCCCACCACTCTATGAGCCCCAGCTCTTCTGTTCCGAAGCGCTGCACCGCCCAGTCGCCGAAGAAGGCCCGGTTCGGCCGGCTGTTCAGCGTCATCCTCAGGCCGCCTGTGCCGCTCAGGTCCGTCTCGATCCGGCGGCGCACCGGCTCGTCCAGTGCCGAGGCCCCCAGGCCGCCAGAGCCGGCGATTCGGCCGTTCAAGATGCGGGCCTGCGTGGCGCTCAAGGCGCCCAGTCCCAGGCGACCGCGACCGCTCAGTGGGCCCAGCAGGTCAGCCACCGGCTGGGCATACAGCACAGACGAACCAAGCCCACCGGTGCCGCGCAGCGCCAACTGCAGGTTCGTGTCCATCACCAGCCGGGAGCGCCCCAGGCCGGCAGAGCCCAGCAGCGCCCCCTTCGGTTGCTTGCGGACGCCCAGGCGCAGCACCAGCGAGCCAAGCGTCGTGACACGCCACGCCAGTCGCTGCTGGGGCGGCCCGATCTGCACCGGGATGTCCAGGCTGCTGCCGGTGATCGGCACCCGCTCCAGCACGTCCTTGCCGCCCAGCTGCTGCACGAAGCCGCCCGAGGGCGGATCAAACAGCCACACCTGGTCAGTCCCCCGGGGCAGCCACCAGTCGTTCTGCCGGCACCACGGATACTCCGGCATCACCGGGTCGTTCCACAGGATCGGCTGGTTCACCGGCCGGAAGGTTGGCGTCTGCCCGCGCAGCTCCCCATCGGCGTCGAGGTTCAAGCCCACCAGCGGCGCCACGCCCAGTAACAGCCGGTCAAAGGTGATCAGCTGCTCGCCGTAGAAGCGGCCGATCTCCGCAAAGGGCAGCAGGCGCCTAGACAGGGAGGTGTCAACGCGGCGACCTGACAGCAAGGGTGAATCGGTGGGCTCATCGAACGGCACCCCCGCCGCCCAGCGCACCGCGTGGATGTGCTTGCACTCCCGCCGCCGATCAGCCCGAGGGTCCAGGTCGCGCCACTTCTTGGCGTAGCCCACGGCCTGCTGCTCCCAGGGGCCTTCCGGCACGCGTCCGGCGGCCGGTGTTGGGAAGCGATCGCTCAGCGGCCCGCGGACCCCCTGCAGGTTGGAAACGCTGCGGCCCTGGTAGTCCGGGCAGCTGCACTCGAAGCGGGGCGAAGAGGCCAGGTGCCGGCTGCCGTCGGCGCGCCAGAACAGCGGGCTGGCCAAGGCGTAGCGCATCGGCTTCCAATAGGTACGCGAACCGACCGTTCTGCGTACACATGGGCGCGACAGATCGAAGATCAGCTGGAACCTCGACACGTCCACCTCGATCAGGGTGAGCGCGACCGCATCGACGGGATCCTCGATCAGGCCATCGGGGTAGTCCCCGTCCTCTGCGGAGTCCTCGAACTGGTCGCCGACGAAATTGAGCCAGACCGCCAGGCGTGCACGGCTCAAGGTGCCCCGCACGTCGTAGATCAGCCGGTGCTTGGCCGGGTCAGGGTCGTCGCGCTCCAGCGTGATCATGGGCGCCTGGATCGCCGTAGGCAGCAGGATCGCCCCCCGCGGACGCGCGGTGACATGCCAGGCCGATTCCGCTGAGCCTCGCGACGGGAACAGGGTCGTCGTCAACGGGATGATGCTGGATACCGGCCCGCTCTTCAGGCGAGCCAGCCAGCCCAGCTGCACCTCGGCCCAGCTGTCACTGCCGCCGAACCAGAGGTCCATGCCAGCCCGCCAGCGGCGGTAGTCGCTGTCGCGCTCGTAGGCCTCGACCAGGGTCGGCACGCGGATGCCGCCCCGCTCACGCCCATTGCCGTACAGCCCCTTGGCCTTGGTCGCTGCGGGGCGGGAGACGTCATCACCACCGCGGGGGCGGGGAAAGCCGAAGTCGCCGCCGTACCCCTTGCCCCGGGCCACTGGATCAGTAGTAGCCGCCCTGGGCCACTACCAGTGCTTGGGAGGGCCCCAGGCCGGTCGCCAGGATCACGCTGGATCCCACGTAGAGATACCAGCCCACGGGCAGCAGCAGGCCAGTGATCTTCTTGTCCAGCTCGCCTGGGTAGGCGGCCACGGTGGCCGCCGGTGAGGCCAGATTGGGCACCGGGGCCAGCAGCGGCAGCAGGGGGATGTTGGTGCGCTGGCCGATGGCGCTCGAGTCCAGGGCGACGCTGGCGATCGCCCAGCAGTTGGCGCTGTTCAGCAGGGCCGCGTTGGCCTGCTGGCTGGCGAAGACGACGATCCGGCTGGCGGTGATTGCCGCCTCCGGAGCGACGGCCGTGATGCTGTCGATGCAGCAGCCGCTGTCGCCACCATTGACCAGCTCCTTGAGTCCCGCCGGGGCGGGGGTGCGCAGGTTGGTGGCGGTGACCAGGGCGGCGGCCTCACCGACGCTGACGACGGCCAGGAGTGGCCGATCGACCAGCATCGGCTGCTTGTTGGTGGAGCTCGAAGACATGGCTCAATCTCAGGGACGAACCCCGGCAGTGCCGGGAGCGGGACGGGAGTTGTTGCGGATCATCCGCATCCTCTGGACCTGGCTCACCATGTCGGTGTCGGGCTCCAGGATGGCCCCGGCCGCCGGCGAGGGGGGCTGGGAGAGGTCTTGACCGATCTGGGACTGCTGCTCAGCGCTCAAACCGATGTTGGCGCCCCTGGTCGGCAGGGCACCAGTAGCGCCTGAGCGGAAAGCCTCGCCAAGGCGTTGCGTCAGGCCTGGATTGGTCAGATTCGGATCGGTCAAGGTGCCGAACAGGTCCACGGTCTGGTTCTGCATCCCAGGCGAGCGGTCCAGATCCGCAACTGTGCGGACCGAGCTCGCCGGCAGGGAACCGGTGACTCGACGACCATCGGCGAACCCGATCGTCGATGGTCCGGAGAGGGACATTTCTTCGGTAAGCGGAGCTTCCGGCAGGGGGCCGGTGACCTGACGGCCGTCAGCAAACCCGATCGTCGACGGCCCAGGGAGGGGCATCGCAGCGCCCTGCTTGGCCATGAAGCGATCGACGATGTTCATGCCATCGTTGACGCTCTTGGCGGCACCCTGGTTGGCGCGAGCCCAGGCGGCGATGTCAGGCCGCAAGCTGGAGAAGCGATCGCCGCCGGCGGCGGCAGGGGTAAAAGCAGAGGCCGCCGTGGCCAGGGTCCTTGGCGAGATGGCCGCCGAGGCGAGCTCGCTGCTGGTGTCAAAAGCTGCGGTCGGAGCCAGGGCCGGTCTGCCGCTGCCGAACTCCGAAAGCATCCGGCGGCTGGTGTCTTCCGAGGTCGCAGGCATGACGCCGTTGCCGGCAAACATCGCGAAGGCGGCCGGATCAGCCAGGCGCATGCCGGCATTGCCAGCCGCCTGCACCAGATCCGAGTTACGCGAAGCGCCAATCGGGGCCATGACCGCATTGGCGCGACTGGCCGTGCTGCCTGCAGGCAGCGAAGGGGCCACCGACGGCATCCGGGGCTGGCCGGGGGGCACCCGGTAGTCCGCTTCAATCTTGCCGCCGCTGACTGCGACAGCGGCAGGGCGCTCGTAGGCCGGGGCGGCCGCCAGTGTTCGGCCACCGCGGAAGTCGGCAGCACGCATGGCTCCCAGCGGGCCGCCGCCGAAGTCGGCTGCCTGCATGGGCTTGAACACGCTCGGGCCGGTGGGGACCACCCGGCTGTTGCCCGCGCCGCGCGGCGGGCTCGATACCCGGGGGCCAGCCCCATACGGATCCGTGTTGCCGTTGCCTCGGCCGCCGCCGTAGGGATTGGTGTTGCCGTTGCCTCGGCCGCTGTTGTAGGGGTTGGTCCCCCGGCTGGGCGCCGGAGCAGGTGGCTTGAAGTCGCTGCGGCTCATCTGGCCGAAGCCCTGAAACAGTCCGAAGGGGTTCATGATCAGCGCCAGTTGAGAGATCCGGTGTAGGCAGTCACCCTGTCGACGACCGAGGTATCGGCCGGGCCCGGCAGGGCATTGACGAACTCACCACCACTGGCCGAGAACGCATAGCGGCGCACCTCTTCGCGGCGATAGTTCGCCACGTAGAGGCTCTCGGCCAGCCGGTCCACTTCCCGCAGGTAGATCTCCCTGGCGATCTGATCGGCTTTGATCGGATCGGACTGGTAGATCGCCCGCTCGGTGTCACCGGTGAAGCGCTCAATCCGCGATGGCCTCGGGCCATCGGGACTGCCGTACACCTCAGAGGTGCTCCAGGCGCGATCGCAACGGTCGATGTGCTCGACGATGCGGCCGTACCAGTGCGAGTCTGGGATGCGTGCCATGGCTTCCTCCAGGCGCGACAGATCGCCGGCCGGAATCTGCCCGCCTGAGTTCATGCCCAGGTGGAAGCGGCAGCGCGACTTGTCGAGGTTGGAGAGTTCCAAGGGCCCCGGGTGGGGTGCGAGACCAGTCTAGGGGTCACCCGATGTAGAACTGATCCTCGGCGAACACCTCATCCCAGCTGACCCGCTCGATGCTGCGCAGCTGGTCAAGGTTCTTGAAGCGCTCGCCGGGTAGGGAGTTGCGCAGCTCGACGATCTTCTTGGCCGTGGCGTAGCCGATTCCCTTGAGCGACACCAGCTGCTCAGCGGAGGCGTAGTTGACATTCATCCGCGTCTCGGGCGGAATCGCCGAGGCCTTCAGCTCCTCTTCTTCCGCCGCGGAGCCAGCTTTCTGAGGCTGGGGGCCGTCAGTGGAGGTGCCAGCGCCAGGCTCGAAGAACAGCAGCTTGCTCAGCTGCGGGTAGTACACGCGGCCGGTGGTGTCGCGCACCATCGCAAAGTCGACGTCGTGGTGACCGATGAACTCGACCACCTGTCCGGTCGAAGTGTCCTTGACAAGTGCCATGGTGATCGAAGGCATGAAAAAAGGGGCGCCCGACGAATCGAGCACCCCTATCTTACGGAGTCTGAGCCAGGGCTCAGTTCTCGACGCGGAACGGCAGGCGGACGTCGTCAAGGTCAGCCACGTCGTCATCGAGGATGTAGTTGACCTCGACGATGATCGGAGTGCCACCAGCCACAGTGGAGGTGAGGTTGGCGCCAGCGGCGGTGCCGGTGGAGTCGGTGACGAACACCTGCAGGGTCTCAGCAGCCGCCAGGATCGCCGCAGTCTGCAGGCTTTGGCGAGCAGAGCCCGGGGCGATGGTGGTGTTGGCGACAGCCAGGGACGCCGAAGGACTGGCAATCACAGCGGTGGTGATGCTGGCGTCGTTGGCGATGGCATCAGCGACCTTGAGGCGGTTGGTGTTGGTCCCCACCAGGCCGCTGAAGGCGGTACCGACGCCACGCTCCCTGCGCATGTCGGGCACGCGAATGCCCACCGAGTAGACCGCCGCGCCGATGGGAACGGTCAGGCCAACCCGGTCAGCGCGGGGCTTGTCGTCAGAGCGCAAGTCCGGGCTGGGGATGGTGATCGGGAACGAGGTGGCGCCGGTGGAGGTGACCAGGGCGTAACCGACGATCGAGTAGTAGGCCCGACCGGGCTCGGAGATGACGCACTGGGTCTGGTAGCCGGAGAGCCGGTTGGTGAAGTTACCGGGGAAAATACGCTTGGCCATGAGGAAGTTCTCCTACAGAGGTTGGGTTGAATGAGTAGGAGGAATCAGTAGGCGAAGGAATACGCCACGGTGACGAAATCCCTGTTGAGGAGTTCGAAGCCACCGAACAGACTCCAGACCATGATGATGAAACGACCGAAGTCGTCGTCATTGCTCAGAAGAATCTGAGCGTCTTTGCCGCCGATGCCGACGCCGACGGACTGGGGTCCGAAGAACAGGATCGGAGCAGCGGTGGTCACCGCGTTGGTGATGCTCGCATCAGCGATGCTGACCTGCAGGCTCTTGGCCGCCAGGTTGGTCGACTCGAACCAGCGGACACCCTCAAAGAGGAAGCCGGTGGGCGAGCTCATCTGGCCATTGATCGAGCCGGACTGACCGTAGGCAGGACCGTTGCCAAGGAAGTTGATGGCGTTGGGCTGCATCGACGGGTTCATCGGATCGATCATCCCGTTGCCGGGGTAGCGAGCGATTTCCCTGAAGTCCGCGTCCTGGCGGAGGTGGAGCATGGCGGTCGGATCGACGATGGCCCGGTAGAAGCCGTCATCGAAGCGAGGCGCGTTGCGCTTGTTCAGGTCCCGGATGACAGGCAGCAGGTCGTTCTTGACGGAGAACTTGCCGCTCTGGCCGGAGGTGTAGGTCAAGAAGGGAGCCGAGCCGGCCTTGGTCTTGGCGCCGGGGTAGTAGTAGCCACCGCGGGTGTCGTTGGAGGCGCCGTTGGATTCGGCCTTGAACAGCTCGTCGGAGAAGACGCGGTCCTTCCAGCGGCGGTAGTCGTCGAGCATGGTCATCGAACCGATGCTCTGGTGGAACATATTGATGTTCCCGTAGTCGAGCAGCAGGCGCTGACCGGTGAGCAGGGTTTCGCGGGAGACCTTGAAGGTCGAGGGAGCCGCGGGGTCGATCGGGTCAGCAGGGCCGGTGTACTCCTTGAGGGTCACCAGCACCTTGTCCTTGACGATGTTCCGGCTGGAGGCGGTGCCGAGGGTCTGGTCGGCGGTGCGCTCGCGGGAATCCTTGGTACCGGGGTTGCCCCAGAAGCGGTAACGGTCGAGCTGGACCGTCTGGCCGGGGGACTTGCCCCAATCCCAGACGACCAGAGGCGCCGAGACCATCTCGACGATGTAGCTCGGATGGGGGCGGTGAAGCTCAACCCCGAGCAGCTTGGGAAAGTCGTTATCGATCCACATGGTCGGGGAGTCTCCCGTGTCGCATGACGTGTCTTAATCTAGGACGCACGAATCGGGAAAACATTGCATGACGCCTGACCAGGCTCGCGGTCTCTCCTCGGTGCTGGTCTCCACCGGCAGCCTCAGCCTCCTGCGCCGCCCCACCGTCAGTTACATCGAAATCGTCTGGAGTGGCTCCCAGGGCCAGGCCGCTTTCTTCCACGAAAAAGTCGCCGAGATCCGCAGTTTTTTTCCGACAGCCGCTGGCGTCACCCAGACCCGCAACCGCACCCACAAAGGCGAGAGGCTCTACCCAGGCCTGCGCTTCAAGATCACCTCTGACCGCCTGCGGCCCCTGTACAACCTCTTCGTCCCGCGCGGCTCCAAGCGGATTTCCTCGGCCTGCCTGGAGCTTTGCGGTGCACGCGCCATTGCCTGGCTGTTCAGCGACCACGGCCGCCGCACCCCCGGCGGTTTCGAGCTGCGCTCGGCGGTGCGCAACACCGAAGAGGCCGTCCTGGTCGCCCAGTGGCTGCAAGCCATCCTCGGCGTCACCTGCAAGGTGCGCCTGCGCGGCCGGCGTCCCGCCCTGCTGCTTGACCCGAGCAATGCCGCCAAGGCGGCCGAGCAGTTGCTCGACTACAGCCCCGCAACTCGCCGGCACCTCTTTCTGCAGCTCCTCAATGACCTCGATCCCGTTTGCGACCCGCGTGATCTGTTACTGCACAGGCAGCCGCGGCCGGCTGAGCCTGAGGGGCCAGAAGCAGCGCCCCTGGCTGCAGCTGCGTCGCTCCGAGCTGGAGAAGACCTACCTTGACCACCAGGTCCGCACCCTGCGGCGCCTGCACGATGGCGAGCCCTTCAAGGTGCACTGGAATCGGCTGGCGGCCGACGCCGTCTACGACGACCTGGTGGCTGAGTTCACCTGCCCAGAGCTCTGGGGCGCCTACCGCCTGCTCCACCCGCGAGACAAGCGGCAGCTGAGCCAGGAGGTGCTTTACACCGTGGGGATCGGCGGCCTGGCCGCCGCCTGGATGGATGACGGCGTCCGCACACAGGCACTGGCCAGCCTGCGCCTGTGCGGCCCGGCCGCGCCGGTGCCCCAGGTGCTCGAGTGGGTGGAGACCCTTGGCCTTGTGGCCCGTGCCCGCCCGACGCCGCACCGCAACCCCACCCTCTGCTGGGATGAGCGCCACGCCGACGATCTGATCCGCGCCCTGCGGCCCCTGACCCACCGCAGCATGGCCCACCGGCTCAGGGCGCCAGGCATTGGAGCGCGTACCTTCTACGCTGGATTGTGACGCCGCCGCCATCGATGGCTGACCAGGGAGGAGGCAGGCTCTGGCGGTCCCTGGGTCCGGTGGGCACCAGCAGCGCCACCTACAGCGGCGAGATCGGCGAGCGGACCGGTAGCGCCACCCTGCGCCTCACCTTCAGCCTGGCCGTGCCCGGCACGGTCTTCGTGCGGCTGCTGGCGGTCGCGCCCTTTACCGACCGCTACGTCGCGGCCGCCCTGCAGGGCGCAGGCGGTCGCACCATCATCCTGGGCGACGACGGCCGGGCCCTTGGCGTCGATGTCGCCAACACCGGGCCCGATGAGTCGCAGCAAAGACTGCCGGCTGGCGACTACACCGTCGTCATCAGCACCAGCCAGTGGCAGGAGATTCCCTTCTCCCTGCAGCTGCAGGTGTTCGCCCTCGAGCGGCCCCGCCTCGCGCCGCAATCCAGGGGCCGGCTGCGCGCCAAGCTCTCGACCCTGCGCCCGGAAGTCTTCCTGCGCGGCCGGGGCGGACTGCGCGCCTCCCTGCAGCCAACCGAAACCCTGGTCGCCCGTGCCAGTGGCACCGGCCAGCTGCGGATGGGCCTGCAGGTCATCCCCTCCTACCAGCAGCCGGCGCTGGCCGGCCTTGGCCATGCCTGGTTCATCCGCTTGCGGGGCAACACCAGCCTCCTGCGCGTTGGTGGCGCCACCGGCTTGAGCTGGGCCACGGTCGACCTGCCAGAGACACCGCCGACGTATTTGGCCACCAGGCTGTCGCTCCCTGATTTCCGGGCCAATCCAGGCCGGCGCGTCATCTTCTCGGATCGGGCCTACGACATCTACGGGGCCTACCCCGAGCTGGGCCTGGCCCAAGCGGTCCTGCTTGGCCAGCAATCACCTGACACCCCTGGTGTCCCCTTTCTGCGACTGACCAACGGCCGCTACCACCGCGAGGTGCTGCTGGGGCTACCGATCGAGGGGGAGCGCCTGATCGTCCTGCACCTCGATGAGGTCCTGCTCTGGAACAACGACGTCATCCGGGACCTGGAGCCGGCCACCTCTCAGCTGAGCGCCCGCAACCTGTATCGCGCTTCGGCGCATCAGCGCCGTATCACCGCCTTTGTCACTGATGGCGCCCTGGTGCGCCGGCTGCAGAACCCGCCAGGCGAGCTGCTGCGCCGCCTCGACGCGGCCCTGCCGCCCCTGATCGACAACCTCGTCGAAGCTGGCGTCCGGGTGCCTGGGCCCTCATTTGCCCTGCCGTCGCTGCGCCTCCTCTACCCGGACTTCATCGCCGAGCAGCGCTTGCCGGGCCCCGGTGATGCGGTCTTTGGGGCTGACCCCAGCCAGGACTCCGCCGGATTGCTGCTCAGCTACGGCATGACCCGCCTGCTGGCCGCCGATCGCACGATGAGCTCAGCGGCGCTCTTCTCCACCCTGGAGAACTTCCCCGCCATTGCCGCGGCGGCGGGCTACGACCCGCTGGCCACCGGCTTCGTCGTCTCCCAGTTGCCGGACCTTCCTGACGGACTGCCCGTTCTCAGTCCCTGGTATCGGGACGGCGCCTACGCCCTCGACGGAGAGGCCAGCACCGCCTATCAGGCCACCTCCCCCCAGCTGCTGCGCTACGCCCGCTGGGGCGGCCCCCTACCCGGGCGCGCCTCCACCGCTGTGAGTCCGGCCGATCCTCGCTGGACCCTGGCAGCCCAGGGGCTGGTGATGCCGGAGCTGCGCCTGTTCCGCTCTGAATCCCCCGAGCTGCTGCTCGCCTACGACTGGGGCGATGGTCCCTACTGCCGGGGGCAACTGCAGGAGCTGGGCTTTGGCGATGAAGACCTCTCCACCGCCGCGCCAGTGCAGCCGCAGAGCGGCAGTCTCAATGCAGGCGGCCCCAGGCCCCTGCGCGGCCGTGGCGGCCTGGCGCTCGGGGCGCTTGTCGCCATCAAGGTCCGCTACCTGCGCTCCCCCATGCGCGGCAACGGCCGGCTGCTGGCTGATCTGGCCTGGGGGCCCAGGGGCCGGGTTAAGGGGTTCGGGCGCCTGCGGGCCAGCCTGAGCGTCAAGCCCGATCTGCGAATCGTCAGGCGCCTGCTGCGCTGCCGGCTCACAGGGAGCGGCAGCCTGTCCGCCTCGAGGTTCAACCGGCCTCCGGCCAACCTGCGCGGCCGGGGCGGCCTGGGTCGCCCCTGGCTGAGCTCCAAGCCGCCAAATGAGTACCCACTGGTCGATGTCGCCGGCGGCGGCGGCCTGAGCGGAACGCTGAGCGCCACCTGAAGCGAGTCGCACGCCCTATCACTGCCAGAATGGCCTGATCGCCAGGGTGCTGTGGGCTATGTCGATTCGGCCGCAGGATGGCGCCCCGTCGTTCAATCGCCCCGCGCTGGTTCGCTACGACTCGCTGCGCGACAGCAAGGATCTCGGCCCGATCACCGACATCAAGGCCCAGCTCTCCGGCTTCATCGGCGCCGAAGCCGGCAGCCAGAGTCTCTTTTTCTCCTTCACCCTGCTGGTGCCCGGCGCCATCCAGGTCCAGACAATCACCGAGAGCAAGTGGACCGGGCGCTTTGTTTCGGTCGGCCTGCGCAGCGACACCGGCGCCATTGGCCTTGACGAGCGCGGCAATGCCCGCGGCATCGACATCGTCAACACCTCTGACGTCGACGAGGCCCTAACCCTCTTTCCGCCCGGGCGCTACACCGTCGTGGTGGGCTGCTCCCAGTGGCAGACCACTCCGTTCGGGTTGATCCTGCGGGTCAACCCCACCACGCGGCTCTACGCCAATCTCACCGGCCGTGGCGGGCTGGGCAATGCCAGCCGGCTGCGCATCGCCACCGCCAGGCTCGAGGGCTCCGTGGGCGGCCGCGGCTCCCTGGGCAGCCCGGGCGCCGGCCTGTTTGCTGGGCGTCGCGACCGCCCCCTGCGCGAAGGCCCCCTCACCGGGCGCGGCGGCCTCACCGGCACGATCTCGGTTCGCGAGCGGCTCACCGCGCTGCCCGGGATGTTCCTGACCGGACGCGGCTCAGTCGGCCAGTCCACCCTGCTCTCCAACGCCCTGGGTCCCCGCATGTGGGTCTCCAGGCTCTCCACCCCCACCGAGGTTGGCAATTTCAACGAGATCAACCCGAAAGCAGGGGCCTGCCTGACGGCCTTTGATTACAGCTTTCAGCTTTTCTATTTTCTCCCAGCAGGCGGCGTCCCCAGCCAGAGGCGGCTGGCGGTCGTCTACCGGGCCCCCAATGGCCAGGTGCTCTGGACTCGCATCACCGACATCCCTGTACTCACGAATGACACCAATGGCTGGCAGCTGATGACCCAGCCCCAGGGCGATGTCATCTTCTACTCGCGCAGCCAGGGGGCCTTCGGAGCTAACGCGTTCGGGCTGTTCGTGTTCCGCATGGGGCTTGATGGGTTGATTTACTGGAAGCGGCAGCTCTATCTTCGAACCCCAAGTCAAGCCGCCGGGCAGAACGGCATCTCGCAGGTTCTCGATGCGACCTGGCATCCGAGCCGAGATCGTCTGATCTTTGCCTGTCTGATGGGGGACGTCGTTCCGCTTTATGTCCTGCTAAATCCCTACACCGGCGCCTACGACTCCTCCTACTACCTCTCGGGCGGCACTTTGCTTTCCGGCTTTACTTTTGGCGGAAACATGACAATCAATGCTCCGCTGATCAAGTTTGACAGCCGGATGATTCTTACCGGCAGCAAAAGAGCCGCCACTCCCGCCTACACCTGGGTCGTGGAATGTGATCCATTCTTTACATCTGTCAACGCCTTTTACAAATACACCGATGGGACTGCGCTTGTATTTGACAGCAGTGCCGTGCTGCACGCGGATAATTCAGTCACGATTATGGGCGCTTTCTCTGGGGCCTACGTCTTTCTGCAACTCGCGCCCGACCTTACAATTCGCCGGCGCGTCACTGCCCTGCCCGGCGCCAATGGCCAGTCCGGGGTCCAGCTCGTCACCGACGCTAATGGCGGCCTGCACCTCGGCGAGGGAGGCGGCTTCTATTCCCGTGACTACGAAGGCGACATCACCTACCGGGAGTTAAACCTCGCCAGCAATAACAGCGGCCTCCCAGGCCGCATAGACGAGGCCTCCACCCGCCGCCCCGGGCCCTGGTTCAAGATGTCCACCCGCTGGGGCGTCGTCTCGACCTCCGGTCAGGGCACTGGCGCTGGCCTTGGCAATCTGACGATTGGCTTTGAGTTGGACATGGCGCCAACCACCGTCAGCGGCACCGGCTACAGCATTACGATCGGGACCCGTCAGGAATCCCGTTGCGCCACTCAGGTCGTTCCAGCCATTGTCGAGCGCAAGAGCGAAGTGTTTGATGGCGGCGTCGGACCCGTCTTCTTCTTTTCCCCGGTCATCGAGCTGAACACCGGCACCCCGAGCTGGAACCCGGTCTTCCTTGACGCCAGCACGCTGCTCACTTACGAATATCAAGCCAGCGCGATCCGTCGCGGCGTTTCCAGTGGCTTTCCCGCCTTGGTCACCAAGCCCGACCCGGCGATTGAGCCCGATCCGCTCAAGCCTTACGTCAGCTTGCACTTGCCAGGCACGGGTGTCGCTGACAGCACATTCTTTACCGACTACTCCAACTTCAACCACCAGGCCATCCCCCTGGGCAACGTCAGATACTCGATCGAGCAAGCCAAGTTCCCAGACCTGGGGGGATTCTTTGAGCGCACTTCCATCCGCTTCGACGGCGAGGAAGACGCCATCGTCTACAACCCATCACCGGGCTTTCGCTTTGGAGCTCAACCCTTCACGATTGAAGCCTGGGTCTACCCGACAGCATAGAATCGCATGCTGTTCGACAACAGCCCAATAGGCGATCCTGCTGCTCACAACAATAGCTTCTACGTCTACCTGGACCCGAGCGGCTATCCATTCCTCTACGCCCTAGGCGGGATACGCATTAACTTCACTCTTAACCACTTCAATCAACCTCTGCCCATCGGCGTCTGGACGCATCTGGCGATCTGCCGGGAGGACCAGCTCTGGCGGATTTACGTCAATGGCAAGACCCAATCGTCCTCCTGGCGTTACGACTTGGACCTCTCGGCCGGCGCCCTGTTGATCGGTCGTGCCTGCTTTCCGCTCAACGTGGGATTCGGCGGATCCCTGCCCAACTTTGCCGGCTACATGCAAGAGATCCGCATCACCCAGGGGGTGGCCCGCTACCACCGCAACTTCCAGCCCCGCCGGGCGCCAATCCAGTACGTGCCAGCCGGGGCGCCGCTCAGCTTGCCCGCCGGCACGGAGCCAGCGGAATCGGGCAGCCCGACCACCGACCTGAACTTCAACGAGACGTTGCTGTTCGCCCGCATGAACGGCAGCAGCAACGTCTTCTTCGATGACGGCCCCTACGCCCACAGCCTGGTCCCCTACGGCAACGCCCAGCAGCTCGCGGGCGGCAAGTGGGCCGGCAACCACGGGGTGTTCGATGCCTTCGGGGACTACATCGACGTCGTCACCAGCCCGGCCCTGGCTCTGGGCGCCGGCGACTTCACCATCGAGCTATGGGCCACCCGCATCGGTGAAGGCCAGGGGCCTGAGACCTTCCAGTACCTGATCGATTCACGCACCGCCGAGCCTTCCGCGCAGATCGCCCTGCGCGTCAACCGGGTCGCCACCGGCCGCCAGCTGGCCCTCTACGCCAATGGCGCCATCCGAATCCTGGGCGTGCCGATGGTGACAAGCACCCGCTACCACATCGCCCTGGTTCGCCGCAGCGGGGTCTTCACCCTTTACATGAACGGGGTCCCGGTCGGCAGCCCCTGGGGCAATGCCACCAACTACACGGCCACGACCTGGACGATCGCTCGCGCCCGCTTCCCCGACGGGGGCGGTGACATGGGCCATTTCCACGGCAACCTCAACGACGTCCGGATCCTGCGCAAGGCGCTGTACACCGGTAGCTTCACCCCACCGATTGCGCCCTGGGCCGGTCCGCCGACGGCCAATGCCCGCTACTGGCGCCTGTTCGACTTCCGCTCCTCGTTCAGCCTCGGCGGCTTCAGCGAATACGCGCTCTCGGAGCTGGCCCTGCACCGGGGGCGCAATCGACTGCCTGGGACCACCGCCAGCAGCTCGCCGGTACCCAGTAGCGGCCTGCTGACCAATACCCAGGACCTGAGCGTCACCATCAACTGCAACTGGCTCCGCTCCTCAATGGAGCAGCTGGGCGCCTTTATCCAGCTTGATGCCGGCGCATCGGTCGATGCCGACGCCCTCCGGCTGGCTATTGCGGGCTCTGTTCCGAGCATGCCCACCGGCTTCAGCCTCAGTCACTCCAATGACGGGACCACCTTCAGCACCTTGGGCCACGTCACCGGCATTGCACCAACAGCAGGGCAGCTGACCCAGCGGCTGGCCTTCCTGCCGCTGCCCACCGATCCTGGCGACGCCAACTTCGACAAGGTGGTGCTCCGCCTGCAGGCTGAATCGCCCGGAACGAGTGCCATCGACACGGGCCCGCGGGGCTTGGTGGTCATCAACAGCAATGTTTCCAAGAGCACCGCTCAGGCCTTCGAAGGCTCCCAGAGCTTTCTGTTTGGCGCCGGTAGCGACGCCTACCTGACCCTTGGGGAATCCGCTAATCGCTCCACCTTCTTCTCCTTTGGGACCGGGGCACTGACGGTGGAGATGGCGATCTACCCGCTGACGGTGCCGCCCACCAACGCCGTTCTCTTCTGCACCAATGCCATCGGCGACGCCGCCAGCTACACCAACGGCTTCATGTGGGTGCTCACCAACCAGATGAAGCTGGACCTGTACGTCAATGGCGCCTACAGGGGCAGCACTGATGCGGCCCTGCCGCTGGGAGCCTGGAGCGAGATCAGGCTCACCCGCAACCTCAACGGCCTCTGGCGCCACGCCATCAACGGCACCGCCAACGGCACCCCCTTCGTCAACAATGTCGCCCTCACCAACCGCAGCTTCACGATCGGCCGCACCGGTGCCAACGGCGCCGAGCTGCTGCTCTACAACGGCTACATGGACGCCATCCGCGTCACCCGGGGCCTCTCGCGCGGCGATACCTCCCCGGTCCGCGCCCTGAATGGGGCTCTTGGGGGCCAGGGCCGTCTCGTGGGCTCGACCCTGCTGAGCGGCTGAGTCAGGCTGCTGGGTCTGCCAGAATGTCAGCCAAGGCTCTCACTTGACCCATGCCCTTCAGTCAGTACCTGGCCACCAAGATCCTCGACTGGGTCAAGGGCACGGCCTTCCCGTCGGTGCCCACCGGCCTCTACATCACGATCCACAGCGCCACCCCCACCAACGACGGTTCGGCGGCCAACATCACCTCGACCGTCACCGGCAACGGCAACCGCATCCAGATCCCCCAGCTCGACCTGGCTGCTGTCACGGCCGTCGGCGGTGGCGGCTTCGAGCGGCTGAACAGCGCGGCGGTGATCATCACCAACAGCGCGGTCAACGGCTCCAGCGCCTTCGCCAGCCACGCCTCCCTCTGGGATGCCAACTCCGGTGGCAACCTGCTGTTCCATGACGCCCTCTCGGTCGTCACCGAGATCCAGTTCGGCGACCTGGTCAAGTTCGACCCCTCCACCTTCTCCGTTCGCTGCGTCTGATGGCCGCCAAAGCCAAGACCGGTCTGGGCAAGACCTGGGTCCAGGGAGACAAGAAGGAGCCCGTCCACCACAAGACCACCCAAGGCAACGGCCAGGGCAGCAAGCCGAAGCCTGGACGCAAGCTCAGTCGCGGCCAGGGGCGCTGAACGGGGCTGCCTCGCGTGAGACCCAGATAGACTGGCGCGAGACAGGGCACCCAAGGCAACCCTGGCGCTCCCGCTGAAACCGCCATGCCCCTCGTCAGGGACCTCGTCACCGGCCAGATCGTCGAGATCATCAGCGGTCACGACGACGATCACCTGCTGCTGCAAGGCGGGGACCAGAAGCCCTACTACCGGGCGCGCAACAGGGTCGAGTTCCTCGAGCCCTACCCGGTCCCTGGCGGGCAGATCGACGATCGCCCCGACCTGCAGGAGCCGGAGCGCCTCACCTTCTTTGACGAGACGCAGCGCCTGCCGCAGCGCGGCAATATCCGCTTCACCGGCGCCGGCGTCACTGCTTCCGACGACCCCAACGCAGGCTTCACGACCGTCGACATCCCCGGCGGCGGTGGTGGCGGCGGCGGTGGCTCAGGCGACGTTGTCGGTCCGGCCAGCAGCGTCGACGGCAGGGTGGCGATCTTCAGTGGGACCACCGGCAAGCTGCTGCGGCAATCGAGCGCGGCTCCGGTCCTCGAGGGCGACACCAGGCTGACCAACAACCGGGCGCCGACGGCCCACGCCTCCAATCACAACAGCGGTGGGGCTGACGAGCTCACCCTGGCCCAGGGGCAGGTCACGGGGCTGACGACGGCCCTGGCCGGCAAAGAGGCTCTCGGGGCCGCCACCACAGCTGTAACGGCGCACGAAGCAGCGGCAGACCCGCATCCCGGCTATCTGACAACAGCAGAAGGCAACGCCGCCTATGCCCCCACAGCCCACGTCGGCAGCGGCGGTACGGCCCACGCCAATGCCGTCGCAAGCGGCGCAGCCGGATTCCTGAGCGGCGCCGACAAAGCCAAGCTCGATGGGGTGGCGGCAGGCGCCACCGCCAACGCCAGCGACGCCCAGCTTCGGGATCGCTCAACGCATACCGGCACGCAAGCCGGCTCCACCGTCACCGGCAACTTCACGGCAGCCGGACTGACAATGTCGTCTGCCCGGCTGCTGGGGCGCACGACCGCTGCGGCAGGCGCGGCAGAGGAAATCGCCATTGGCTCAAACCTGACGCTGAGCGCCGGGACGCTGTCCGCCACGGGAGGCGGGGTGACCGACGGCAGCAAGGGCGACATCACGGTGTCCGCATCTGGCGCCACTTGGAGCATCAACAGCGGCGTCGTGACGCTGGCCGATCTTGCCAACCTGACCACCCAGACCCTAATCGGCCGCAACACCGCCGGCAGCGGCGTCCCTGAGGCGGTGACGCTTTCGCAGCTCCTCGACTGGTCCAGCAGCACCCAGGGCTCGATCCTCTATCGCGGCGCCTCCGGGTGGGTTGCGCTCGGTCCCGGCACGACTGGACAGGTCCTGCAGTCAGGCGGGGCAGCCGCCGACGTCTCCTGGGCGGCTTCCGGCGGTGGCGGCAACGCCCAGACAGCCAACCCCCTGAGCCAGTTCGCGGCCACCACATCAGCGCAGTTCCTCGGTGTCATCTCTGATGAGACCGGCACAGGGCTGGTCGTGTTCAACAACGGCCCGACGCTGATCGCACCGGTCCT